CCTAATGATGTCAAAGAATTCAAGGCAATGACATCTGAGCTTAGAGATACTTGGACCAAGAAACAAGTCTTTAGAACTGAAACAGAAATGAGAATGTCTGTTCTACAAGATATGAAATATCCAACAAAGGCTGCAAAGTACTGGCAATGTGTTAGAGAACAGAATGTTTTCTTAGAAAACTTGATGAGTTTATCATTTGATTGCAGACGTAATGAAGCTAAAGTTAAATGGCTAGAGAAAAAAATTGATAAAGAAGAAGACGAATATAAAAAAGAGAAATATATTATAGATCTTGACGAAGCTAGATATGGTTTAGCTAACATGCAATTGGTAGCTAGGGACAGAATGAGAGAAATTAAACTGTGGTCTACTTTGAAGAAAGAATTTAATGATGGGTCATTTGATACTAAAGATGTCAATAAACATCAATTAGAATCATATCATCACATTATGAAAAATAAGGCAGAGACATTGACATCCGGTTCTTCACAACCTGAAGTGTTTAATGTATTAGGACAATTAAAAACTATAGAAAGAGTTAAAAAATCAGGCGAGATGATTTATAACAAGAAAGAACAATTGACTAATGACCTTGGATCAAAACCAGAATAATTTTAATTTTGTATTCTTAGGACAGTCGGTATTAAAGTATCAAGTACCATTAGATGTGTATAATACTATCAACCATATTTATGAAACTAAATACCCAGAATTAAAACCTGCTAATAAACAATTAGTCGGTAAGATAGAAAAAGAACATAGTTTATTTTTTAATGGTCCAGATAGTGATAAAATGACTAAGCATAATCATTTACCTAATAATGTATTCCAATGGTTAGAACAAAAGTTTAGACATTATCTAGAATGGAATAAAATAAAAGAACCAGGGCTTCATTTCAACTCTATTTGGATAAATCAAATGTTTGAACATGAATATAATCCAGTACATGTGCATCAAGGATCATTGTTTACAGGTTTATCTAGTGTAATGATTTTAAAATTACCAGAAAGTTTTGGTACAGAATATTCTGCAGGAGGCACACCTCAAAATGGTAAACTACAAATATTAGGATCATCATCTGGTCAATTTGCACATATAGATTATCAACCAAATATTAAAGAAAGAGATTTTTATATATTTCCATATGACATGAGACACTGTGTATATCCTTTTAATGGTCCAGGTATGAGACGAACGTTAGCTGCAAATATGGATGTGCAGTATGACCCAATTAGAAACAGAGGCGTAAGTTAATGTACGAGAATAGACAAATCACAGAACCTAAATGGAAAAGTTGGATAGTTCAAACTACCACACCGTTATTTACACCAGAGCAATGTAGAGAAATTATTGCATCCGGCAGAGCACAGAAACCACAAACAGCGCAAGTTGGTATGAATAAACCAGGTGGTGGCACAGATACAAAGAAAAGAGTTACAACAATTAGTTGGATTCCATTTAAAGAAATGGGACATATGTATCAAGACCTTAATCGATTTATACAAAAATGTAATGAAAATCATTTTGGCTTTGGTGATATCCGGGTAACAGAAAATGCACAGTTTACAGAATATCCTGAAGGAGGATTCTATGATTGGCATATGGATTGTGATACAAGCATGCAACACGAACCACCGGTTAGAAAAATATCAATGACTATTTTATTAAATGATCCATCAGAGTTTGAAGGAGGGCATTTAGAATTAATGTCACCAGGTAAATTTGCAGAACTTAAACAAGGTCATGCAATTATGTTTGCATCATTTTTAAATCATAGAGTCAATAAAGTTAAACGAGGGGTGAGACAGTCTCTTGTTGTTTGGTTTGGAGGTAAACCTTTTAGATGATTAAAGAAGGATTTTTTCCCACAATAATATATGCACAAGATTTTAAATTAGACACAAATCAAATGGCACAAAATATTACTAACTGGTCTAAAGAAGATAAAGGTGTTAAGAAAACAAATGTTAATGGTTGGCATAGTGAAACTGATATGCATATCAAACCAGAATATAAACCTTTGGTAGATGAATTATTTAAAATGGTACATCAAGTATTTGAAGAAGAATGGTTAGATAAAAAACCTGTACTCGGAAATATGTGGGCAAATATTAATGGTACTGGAGGATATAATAAACCCCACATACACCCCAATAGTTTATTTAGTGGAGTTTATTATATAAAAACCCCACCTAATTGTGGTAAACTTATTTGTAATGATCCTCGTCCAGGAATTCAAACATGTATGCCCACTAGAAAAAAAGGAGTACCACCTAATCATTTATGGAGAGAAGTTCATTTACAACCACAAGAGAATAGAGCAATTATGTTTAACTCTTGGTTATGGCACCAAGTTGAACCTAATCAATCTAATGAACCCAGAATATCAGTAAGTTTTAATTTTATACAAGATGGCTTTCAATAAATATCAAGTAATTAAAGGCGCACTTAGTTATGAATTAGCTAATTTTATATTTAACTATTTTCTTTTAAAAAGAGATGCAGTTCAATGGATGTATCAAAACAATATTACATATGATAGTGGTATGTTAGGCACATGGACCGACACCCAAATCCCTAATACATATTCTCATTATGCTGATTTTGCTATGGAAACATTACTTGTTAAAATGTTACCAGTAATGTCAAAAGAAACAGGCCTTAATCTAATACCTACATACTCATATGCTAGAATATATAAAAAAGGCGATGAATTAAAACGCCATAAAGACAGACCTTCTTGTGAGATATCCACCACTTTAAACCTTGGTGGTGATCCATGGCCTATATTTATAGACGGTACAGGGGCTGACAGCGTCATAGATGAGAATAAAAACATACATAAGCCCAATGCACCCAAAGGCACTAACGTCTTGCTTGATGTAGGCGATATGCTAGTATATAGTGGTTGTGAATTAGAGCATTGGAGAGAACCTTTTGAAGGGGATACTTGCGGACAAGTGTTTCTTCATTATAACCATGTAAATGGTCCTTTTGCTGAAAAGAACAGGTTCGACAGAAGGCCAATGTTAGGTGTTCCACCAATAAGGAATACATAATATGGAGTTATATGTTACAAAAATTAGATATCTTACCGGGATTCAACAAACAGCTTACCCCTACAGGAGCAGAAGGTCAATGGACAGGTGGAGATTACGTAAGATTTAGATATGGTACACCTGAAAAAATAGGTGGTTGGAATCAATTAGGGGAAAATTATCTTACCGGATCCGCTAGGGCTCAACATCAATTTGTTAATAGTTCTGGTTTTAAATATTCAGGGATAGGAACTAATAGAATTTTATATGTATATTCTGGAGGTGTCTTTTATGACATTCACCCTATTAAATCTACTAATACATTAACTAATGCTTTTAGTACAAGTAATGGTTCGCCTATAATAACAATTACATTTTCAGGATCACATAATATAAATGCTGGAGATATTATTTATTTAGATAATTTTACGGCTATTACAAATTCTAATTATAGTGCTGCAAATTTTGATGATAGAAAATTTATGGTAACAACAGTACCTACAACTACTACAATTACTATTACAATGGATAGTAGTGAAACAGGAAGTGGTGCTACTACTTCTGGGGGTATCAGGGTTCAACATTATTATCCTGTAGGACCAGCTACTCAGCTACCAGGTTATGGTTGGAGTTTAGGACAATACGGAGGTACTGTTTCTGGGGAAGCAACTACAACTTTAAGTGCTGGTATTAATGCTGTAACTACAACTATAGCTTTAACAGATGCATCTCAATTTCCTTCTTCTGGGACTAACTATGTTCAAATAGGAACTGAAGAACTTTCTTACACAGGTATATCTACCAATAATTTAACTGGTGTTACTAGAGGAGTTAGAAACACCACAGCTGCTAGTCATAGTGGTGGAGATACAGTAACTAATACTTCAGATTATGTTGGATGGGGAGAAGCTGCTAGTGGAGACTATGTAATTGATCCTGGTTTATGGAGCTTAGATAGTTTTGGTAAAAAATTAATAGCTCTAATTCATAATGGTCCTATATTTGAATGGGATTCAGATGCTTCAAATGCAACAAACACAAGAGCAACCATTATTAGTGGTGCGCCAACCGCGTCACGTGATATGATTGTATCTACTCCTGATAGACACTTAGTGTGTTTTGGAACTGAAACTACTATTGGTACATCTACTACTCAAGATGATATGTTTATCAGATGGTCTAATAGAGAAGATATTAATACATGGGCTATAACAGCAACCAATACAGCTGGCTCACAAAGACTGGCTGACGGATCACGGATCATGGGAGCGGTTAGAGGTAGAGATGCAACGTATGTATGGACTGATACAGCTGCATTTACTATGAGATTTGTTGGAGTTCCATTTGTATTTGCCTTTT